TCCCATGAGAGAATTCCTACGGCCCCAGCGCCGTATTCTTCTGGGCTTATGAGTAGCGGGGTAGTCAAGGTGACATCTTCCATAAGAAACGCCTTAGCGGGAATTGGGTTCGTGTTCATGTTCATTCTTTCTGTTGTGTGCACCGGCTCTTCCGGTACGCATGGAATTGTATCACAACGGCGAAACGACGGTACAAAATGCCTGATGAGAGAGGGTGCAAAATAGAAAACATGACGCTACGAATACACGTCAGCGACACGCCACACACACGGCAAAAAGGGGTGGGGGTGTCCACACGCTTATAATACCATTTTTTCTTCCAAACGAACAAACGTTCAATTGTCAAGGAGCGGGGTCAGTGAAAACCCTGACTTATGAAAAATCGTACCACAAGGGCAAGGGGGGTGCCAAATTTTTTTTCGGGGGCAAACCCCCAGGTTGAAATCATTGACGTCGATGCTAAGATGTGCTAGACATAACAAGGAGATGAACTATGGGTAAAAAACTAGACGCGGTGGACGAAAAGTTGATGGTTGCCTTCAACGAATCAATCGCAAAACTCAAGGCACCAACACACGTTGACGACAAGTACGAAAATGGCTACGCGCAGGCTTTGTACGACGTCAAGCAAATCATTGACAGCCTCAAGTAATTACGTGCTACACTAAGTACGCGGTTCAATTCAAGCCTGCAAGCCCATTACTGTCGTGCAAGACGAGTGGGAAGCCGTTTGCGTTGATGAGTTGGGTACAAGTTGCACCTCAAGGCCAGCCCGCTGCAAGAACCCCGGAGTCATGCCCGGGGCTTTTTGCTATCTGCTTGACAAACAAAACCTTCTGTGCTAAAATGGGCACCTATGAAGAAAAACATCCAAGCAGAAATAAAGGCCCTAGCAGCCGAGTTAGAAAAAAAGTGGGGCGTTCCCGCACTAGAGGAATTAGAAGACGTCCTGAGCGACATTAGGACCCACACACGGGTAATCATCGCCAGGAAGGCTCCACTCCTCGAGCAGGACCTCGCCAAAGTAAATCAAAAAGAAAGGATTGACATGGAGAAGTACGGTTCCAACATCAACAAGGACTACAAGGTTCACACCGAGAAGAAGCGAGCATCAGACTTTGGTGGTCCAGGCGGATGGGCAACTAAGCGCGAAAGCCTTTTGTCCGAAGTCGAGCAGCCGAAGAAGGAAACCTCGCCCCCCGAATTTTTTCCGCTGACGCCTGACTTCTCTGAGCGGGACTTCGAGAAGTTTGTCGGCGGCAAGGTCTTCGAGGTGACGTACCGCAACAACCTCAACCTCCGCGCATTCGTGGAAATCACAGTTCCGGGCACTAGCGCAGTTGTCTTGAAGGGCTTCCCTGGCGACACAGTGGCTCGCTACAAGGGCATCTTTGCCGTTCTTAAGGGAACTCACCCTGCATACAAGTACAGGGGCGAACTAACTTGATTGCATACATACTGTTCGTAGTATGCACATCAGTGTTACTACTGTTCCTGGCCGGCGCCTTCAAGCACCCACCACCCAGGAATTGAGTAAACAAATACTCACAAAATACCCATTTGAGTAAAATAGTAAACCCTCGTTGGCTTCGGCTGACGGGGGTTTCTGTTATTTATTGTATGAACAAGCGTTTTTTGTGCACCGATTTTTCCAAATTTTTTAGACGGTTTAATTTGTTGTGTTGTAATAAATATAGGGGGGCCACAACATATTCATAAAATCAATTACATAAAGCAAAAACCCCAGCCACTTGGACTGGGGAATCTTGCTGCGTTGTTTCCGAAACTTTCGGGCACCACGACACACGCTTACAGTGTAGCAGGTAATTGAGGCGGAGACCGCCATGCTGCCGTAACATCTCAACCGAATGCACCCCGGCTATTTGTCGAAACAGGGATAGTTCCGGGGCTATTAGTGGCGGAGGCAGGATTCGAACCTGCGACCTTCGGGACATGAACCCGCCGCGCTACCACTGCGCTACTCCGCTATGTAAAGTGTACCACAGGCAACACTCGTTTGTCAAGAATTACTTGAACGCCCCGGGATTTTCAATCTCGTTGAGTTTCTTGAGGTAAGCCTTGTGGGCGTCAAGTTCTCGCTGGTGAGTTACCTTAGTGTACTGCATGGCCTCGAGATGCTCACGAAGCACCTCAATGTATTCCATCTCTGCCGCCCATTTTTCTGGGTCGTTTTCCTTGCTGAACTTGGGCTCGAGCAAAATGCTAGTAACGGGCATTCTCATAGGATGAACCCGTGAATCTGAAGTTCTAGCAAAGCCTTTTCATACAACTGCTCAGGGGTACCGTTGTTCTCGAGAAGAATGTCCTCGCCCAAAAAAGCAACCTCGCTAATGTGGTCATTGACTGGGCTGTATCCGTTTCGAGCAACTCGAATGATTGCTCCACCTTTGTCGTGAATAGCCTTTGCCTCATTCTCAAAACGAACGTCAGGAATTACCAGTCGGTCTTTCTTTGCCCGCTCAAAAAGAGTGCGAATCCAAATGTCTTCAGACAAACAGTTTCGTCCGCCCTCGGTGCCCAACTGCTGTAGAAGTTGACGAATCTCTGGGTACTCGTTCTTTGCCAACTCCCAGCCAATTGCGTCTACAACTGACTGCACCCGTACAATTTCTCGAAAGCGGTCTTCGTAACTAAGGCTTACAATTGGGTTGGTTGCATAGAGGACGTTGCGCATTGCGTCCGCAAAACCAATTCGTTCAAAGCCATCTTTCTCCACAAAGAAGTTGGCTAACGTGTCTTTTCCTGATTGGGCAACACCCGCAATTCCAATGATTATTTTTTGCATGGTGCCGTGTGAGGGATTCGAACCCCCGACTCCTTCATTACAAGTGAAGCACTCTGGCCATCTGAGTTAACACGGCGGGGCTGACCGGGAAGGGCTCGAACCCTCAACCTACGGAACCAAAATCCGTCGTTCTGCCAATTGAACTACCGGTCAAACCTTTAACGCAAGTTGCGCTTTACTGCGGGTGCCTTGGCGGTGCGTGCAGTTGCCTTGGCGGGTGCAGGCGCAACAGGCGCGGGAACGAGTGCGACCAGGCCGGCCTCAACCTTCTGAACTTCGGCCAAAACGTTGTTGAACTCATTCTCTAAGTGAGCAATGTAGTCCTGAAACTTGGCGTCGTAATTCTTGGCGGTCTTGATTGCGTAGGAGATAAACCCCACAGCAGTGGCTGCCCAAGAAGTACCTACTGCGGCAAAAACGTTAGCGGATGCTGACATTTTTTTCCTTCCTTTTTAACCCCACGTTTGTGGGCAGAGACATAGTACCACACAAACCTTTGACGTGTCAACCTTTTGATTACCCCAAACTTTGGGGGTTATATTTATACTTATATTAATACTATATACCCCTCCTCACTGGTGAGGACCCCAAAGTTTCAAGGAAATTGAGAAATGGTTGACACAAAACCATTACAATGATAGGGTTTTGCGCATGAAGGCTGAAAAGAAAAAGCGATACATTGCATTGGCCCACATTGATGAGCCCGAACTGACCTATCGCAATGTCGACATTCCGCACATCGTTCCACTTTTTGCAAACTTTGAACCCGACCGTCACATTGGTTCGGCGCGGCTAAAGCGCAAAGAAAACAGAATCTATGCTATCCTCGAGATGAACTTCAATCTTCCCGACTATGGAAAAATGCCAGCAGTTGTTCTTGGCGTTGACGGTGGTAAGAGTTTGATTGAAGACGGAATTTTTTACGTTGATGGTGGAGTGGTTGCATGTGCTTCCATTGTCAGCGACAAAACCTGGAAAGAAGTTTACGGAGAGCCGGAGGAATCAAATGTTGAGTTGGATTAGTTGGATTGTTGCGCTGTACCTTTTGAGCGTTCTTGCCTTTTTTGTAAGAAGCGTTTTTATTACCAATCGATACATTCGTCTGTGGAAAAAAAATGTTCTGCCGATTTCTAAAGCCAAACTTTACCGTCAAAGCGTAAAGGATTGCTTTCTTTGGCCGGTGTACCTTGTTTGGTACGGCTTGTCTAGTTTGATTGACGACTTTCGATGAACGAGCCGTTGAGAATCAATAACGCTTTTTCTTACGCAAACAAAAATTTGCGCGGGGCAATTATTGCCGAGTGCATCAAATGTGGCGTTCGCTGTGAAGACGATTTGATTTCTGCTTCCATCTCAACGGCAACTGGTAGCAATGGTTTTTTTCAGCAAACAGTAACGTTCAAGGGGAACATCTCTACAAAGCACGTAGTTGATTCCTTTGGCGAATTCCTTTCACGCAATTGTCTTGTATGCGGCTATTCGTGGGAAGACGCAACTGTTGATTCTTTTAGCGAGACCAACACATGAGTAAGTCTCGAGCAAAAGGCACTTCGTTTGAAAGTGCCATTGTAGAAATTCTAAACGAAGAAGGATTCCCAGAGGCAAAACGCCCGGGTCCTATAAACTGGGAATTTGGGGACATTGAGCACCTTCCCGTTGTTCTAGAAGCAAAGAACCAGCAGACTATGGCGCTGGCAGCCTGGATGAAACAGGCTGAGATTGCTTCGACTAAGGCCGGCAAGCCGTTTGTGGTCGTACACAAACGTAAGGGGAAGAACGCCCGAAAGGCTTATGCCACCCAAGAGTTCGATACATGGTTGATTCTTTTGCGAGCATACAACTACTGCATTGAAAACGGCATTGACGTCGAATCAAATCCTTGATATTTTAATTTGTTTGTTGTATATTTACATAAGAGTGGGCATCTTTGGGTTCCCCTTGTTGTCAGTGGAGGAACCCTATGGCTAAGAAACTAAACCGACGTTCGCAGCAGCGTCTCAAGCGAATGACTGATTCACTTGAGGCAATCGCCCGATTTACTAACAAGATTTCTATTGTTGAACTTGAAAACCTTGTTCGTCGTGACGAAATTAGCGTTGATTCTTATGCAGTGTCAAACACGGGAACTAGCATTGCTGCATCAAGTCGTGGCGCTTCCTCTGAGTTGACGCCCACTGAACGGGCTGCTGAAATCAGCATGAGGGGCAAGAAGCCCTACGACCCCGTTCGCGAAGAAGTAAAGAAGATTGAAAAGCGAATTATTCAGTCAGAAGAAAACCTCCGTCAAATTGTTGAGAGCATTAAGTTCTTGAAAGAAGGCGTAGAGAAGAAGCGCAAGCGACAGGCCAGCAGTGAGCCCTGTGAAATCTGCGAGGTTCTTCCGGCAATCAAAACCGCTATGTGTTCTGATTGCTATGTCCAATGGGTAGATGCCGGCGCTCCAGACCGGTTCCGTTGGCGTGCCTACATGCACCAACTAACCGCATCTGATGGTCAGGTGTTGGTAACGGAAATGCCTGCTGCGCGTCGCCCAATTTTAAATACTTGACATTTCAGAAACATGTGTTAGTCTATGAATAAGAATCGGCCTCACTCTGCCCCAAGCAATGAGGAACTTTATTATCTTGGTTTTGAGCCTTGGCAAGTTTCTATGATTCAAAAACTTCCAATAGACCTTCAATGGGAAGCGCACGATGAATTTATTCGTCGCCTTATGACCGGTGAAGACGTCGAAAACTTTAGACTTTAGGTGAATATGAACGACGACACCGAAGACCGCTCCGCCAGACTCATTGAGAGCCTTGGCAATTTGATGGGCGAAAACGAAATTGAAGCGCGTAAATCTATGGGCGACGCTCAATACGAAGAAGTGATTGGTTTTATTCGAGCCAACAACTCTTTGTCTATTGCACAAGCCGCAGTTCATGTTGAACTTGTAAAGTCTTCTTCTTTTTTGCGCAACGCATCTTCGTTGGCAATTCTTGTTGGAACCATCCTTGCAACTGCATGGTCTTTTGTTTCCTGGTTTAGTTAATGGCTGCAAATTTCGGTAAGTTTATTTCGGACTCGGTAAAACCGCCCGAAGTAGATGTATTTGGAATTCTTGGTTACGTTCCCACTGAACGCCAGCAAGTTTTTCATTCAGCCTCAGCCGAGCGGGTAGACGCCATTCTTTATGGTGGTGCTGCCGGTGGTGGTAAGACAGCAGCGTTTCTTATGGACGCGCTTTACAACGCCGCAAACTTTCCGGGCATGAAGATTGGTTGTTTCCGTCGTTCATACCCAGAGTTGGAAGAATCGTTTTTGGCTCAGTTAGCCAAGTGGAATTATGGTCGAGACCTTAATGCCAAGTGGAACTCAACCAACAAAGTTCTCAAATTTGCTAACGGTTCTATAATCAACTTTACCTATGCAGAAAACTTGGTAGACGCCTCCCGAATCCTCGGTGGTGAGTACCAAGCCTTCTACATTGACGAAGCCTCGCAAATGATGCCTGCTGTTATTCAGCACATTGAAGAGCGACTTCGTTCAGGTAGCCGACTTGTTCCGGTCATTGGACTTCGACTTGCCACCAACCCTGGTGGCATTGGTCACAAGTACCTTAAAGACCGTTTCATTAATCCGACTAAGCGTGGTAAGTTTCGCCATGAAGAAAAAGTAGGCGACGGGAAAAACACCCGAAGCGTTGCTTTTATTCAGGCAAAGGTTACAGACAACCCTCACGTTAACGAGGGATACCACGCAGTTCTTGACTCTATTCCTGACCCCCGGCGCCGTGCTGCAATGCGAGACGGTGACTGGGACGCCATGGTGGGTCAGTTCTTTGAGCAGTGGCAATACTCCAAGCACGTTGTTCCTTCTTTCCCTATCCCGAAAGAATGGCCGCGTTACGCTGGTATTGACTATGGTTTCAAAGACCCTTTTGCCGTTGTTTGGGTTGCACTGGACAACGATGGTCGTATGTGGGTGTATCGAGAAATTTGCGTTTCTGGCTACAACTCAGACGAACAAGCCCGACTCATTATCGCCACCGAACAGGGTGCGGGCGAAGCAGAAGTTATTCGAGTTGCCGACCCTTCAATGTGGGGCAGTCGAGGAACACCTCTTTCAATTGCTGATGACTACGGCTTAAACGGCTGTGGAATCATGCCAGCAAACAATGACCGAATTAATGGTTGGGCTAGGGTGCACCAGTACCTAAACGACGCGCCCGCCTGCGAAATGCACCGGTTGCAAGGTTGGGACAAGTGCCCAATGCTTCATGTTTTTGAAGACAAGTGCCCTCAGTTTATTGAGCAAATTCCTGCACTCCCCAGAGATGCGGCAAAGCCCGATGACGCTGTTACTCGCGGCGTTGACGACCACATTGCTGACGCACTGCGTTATGTGTGTATGTACGCTGGTGTTTATGCTCGACCCGTAATTTACGGTGATGACACATCGATTTTCAAGACGCGTGTTCCTGATACAATGGTTATTGTAAAAGAAGACGAGGCCCCTCCACTGAGGCAACCAAACTTTGGTGGTCTTTATGTTGGAGATTTTGGGCTTAGTCCCTTTTAAAGAAAGATAACCAGATGGCTATTACATCTTTTAGAAGGGGTCTCGAGGAGGCCGCAAACACCTTCGATGAAATCTTAGAGGCTCGACCCAAGAGCAGCCCCAAGCGTGCCGGTTATGCAACCGGTGTGCCTATTGGCGGCTCAACAGAAGTCAACCCCGGAGAAAACGTAACGGCTGGTACGCTTGACCGTTCTACGTTTATGCAACAGTTGTTGCAGGCTTACCTTGCGTGCCCATGGTCGTCAGCCGCTGTTGACACTATTGCTCGCACCGCAACTGCCGGTGGTCTTGAAGTTGCTTATGAAGGCGGCATGACTGGCCCCACAAAGACTCCAAATGCCCCTGAAGAAGTCAAGCGAATTCAAGAACTTTTAAAGTATGTAAACCCAAGTGACGACATTCGCCAGTTAATGCGACAAATCATTACTGACTTGTTGATTTTTGGCGACTCGTTTACTGAGGTTGTTTGGGTTATGGGCGAGCCAGTGGCTTTGTACCCGCTTGACCCCAACACAATGACTGTTCTTGCTGATGAGCACGGTGTTATTAACGGGTACTACCAAAAGACCCCGACAAACCGTGAAGCGCGATTCAAGCGTCACGAAGTTATTCACGTGAAGTTTGACTCCCCAGGTGCAACGCTGTATGGCGTTTCTCCTACACAGAAGAACATTCTTCCTATTACTTCGTGGCTTTTTACTGCTGCTCTTGTCAAAGAGACAATGAAGCGCGGTGACCCCTTGCGTGCCCACGTTGACTGGCCTATCGCTTTGCCTGAAGCAGAGATGAAGAAACTCCAGCAACAGTACGCAATCCGAAATCTGGGTGCTAGGAACATTGGTAATTTGTTTGAAACCAAGGGTGGCGCGGTCGTCACCGAAATGGGAACAAACCAAATTAGTAATTGGCTGAACACCCTACAGCAGCGCCGTGATGAGATTCTTTCTGGTTACGGTGTACCTCCATCAAAAGTCGGCGTCATTGAAGCCGGTAACCTTGGCGGTGGTACGGGAACTCAACAAGACAAGACTTTCCGTGTAAACACGGTTGGCCCTATTCAGGAACTTGTCCTCGAAAAGTTTTCGTTTGCTCTTTTGTATCAGGCACACGGAATTACCGACTGGACTCTTAAGTTTGGTGTTGTTGACTGGCGAGACGACGAAGTTATTGAACTTATTCGTGACCAGCGCATTCGCAACGGTACCTGGACTCTTAACAAGGCACGTTCGGACATTGGTGAACCACCAGTGGACGGCGGTGACAACCCGCTCCTTGTTGACCGTCAGAACATGGTTCTGTGGTCTGACCTCGAGCAACTTTCGGCTGCAAACCTTGCAGTTGTAAAGGCTCAGGGAAGCCCAGTCAACATGCCTCAGCCTCCCAACACTAACCCTGGCGCTCCCGCCGGTGCTGGTGCAAAAACTCCCAAGTCTGCGGTAAGCCCTTCATCGGCAAAACCAAAGACAAGTCAAACGCCGACAACTATTGACGCACCCAAGGCGCCTTCAGGAACCGAAGCATATTTGCAAGAGGATGACGAAAATGGAGAATAACCCCCAGCAACCCATTATGGTAAACGGGCAGGTTTTTTACAGCGAGGGCCAACCGGTATATCCGTTCCTTGGTCTTACCGCCGCTAAAGCGGCAGCATTGGTTGCCAAAGAAGTAGGATAATATGGCCCAGTCCCCGTCGCCAAGGGTTTATCACGCTGGTTACATGGGGCAGGCGGGTGCGTTTGCATCGCACTCTCAATATCCTGCTGGTTCTCAAACGTACGCGCAGTTGCTTGCAGAACGTAATAACCTTATTGCAGCCCGAGCGGCCAAAGGCTATTACCACAAAACTTCTGCCGCTGTATCAAAGGCACGCAACTTTCAAAACGCAACGTTTCGAGGCAACCTAGCCCGTAACCGCGTTTATGGTATGTACTACCTAGCGTCCATTAAGCAGCACGCTGCTGGTGTAAAAATTGTTGGTTTTCGACAAAAGGCTAAGATTAAAAAGCCCTCTATCAACGGGCGCTACAAAAAATTTAGTGGTGAACTTGCACCGGGCAGATTTCTTCAACGAACTGCTTGGGGTAATGCAAAGAAGCCAAGTTTTAAAAACAGAATCAAACCACGCTCTAGGCGATTTCGCACCGTTAAAAAATGGCGCGGACATGGCAAGCGATTTGTTCCTCTGTAACATCATTATTCACCAAGGTAAAAATCATGGCAGACGGCTTTTTGCCCCCTCAACAAGTACGAGCAAACGCAACACGCTCTCTTGAACTACGTAGAAAGCATGGCCGTGGTATGACCGCGGTTGGCGTTGCGCGTGCTCGAGACCTGTCTAATGGCAAGCACATTTCTGCTGACACCATTAAGCGTATGCACTCGTACTTTGCTCGCCATGAGGTTGACAAGAAGGGCAAAGACTGGGCAAACCAGTCCAACCCATCTGCCGGCTACATTGCGTGGCTTGGCTGGGGTGGAGACGCCGGACGTTCTTGGGTTAATGGGATTATAAAGAAACTTGACACCAAAGAATCTCAGGAGAACTCAACTATGGCTTCAACCAAGGCCGCTGTAATCAAGGGCATTTTTCTAAAGCCTGGCGTTTCTAAGAACCGCCGACTTTACACAAAGGGCAACATTGCTAAGGCCGTTCAGCGCATGAACGAGCACTTGGCTAAGGGTGATGGAATGCCACTAAACATGGCTACAAGCCACGCTGCCGCCTTCAAGGACGATGCTACATCAACCGTAGGCCGTATTACCGCCGTTAGCCTTTTGCCCGATGGTTCCGCCTCGTTTGAAGCAGAGATTGCCAATACCGCTCATGGTCGCGACGTTGCCAACCTTGCCGCTGGTAAGTTTATCAAGGGTGTTTCTATTCGTGGTCAGTGGATGGGTGAGCCTCGCGCTACCGTTCACAGTGATGGCGAAGAAGCAACTACCGCCGACGACCTTGAAAT